CGGTGTTCCAGCGCTCTTGGTGAATGTATGTGGTCGGATTGGGTATGTACTGTCCGTTTTCCTTCTGCCACTGGACGGACCTCTTTTGGATCTCTACGGCCTTGATGATGTCCGGGAACACTTCTTGGAGCTTCGGGATGTTCTTAAATGCTCGAAGTGAGCCCTTTTTGTCCACCTTTTTAGGGTAAATCGACCAGAATTGGTCAAACATCTCTTGAATTTCGGGCGAAACACCATTCTTTTGTACTTTGTTTGTATTAGTACTTTGTATATTTAGTACTTTGTTATTATTAGTACTTTGTATTGGTCCGTTTTCACCGTGTTCGGTAAAAACGGTGTTCCGTAAATACCGTGTTCCGTAATCACCGTGTTCCGTTTTCACCGTGTTCCGTTTTTGTGCTATATGGTGTTCGCAAGGTGTTTCGTAGATATGCCAGGAACTCTGGGTAAATCGCCCCTGTTTATCCTGCTTTCTTTCGAGTTTGATATAACCTGCTGTCTTAAGTTCATCCATAAGGCGCAGGATCACGCTCTTGGAACAGCCTGTCTGCTTAACGATGCCACGGACTGTAAAGGTCCAGTCATTAGGTAGTGAGAGAAGGTAACAAAGAAACCCACGAGCTTCAAACGAGATATTGACGTTCTGCAGGACCGCATTATCAATAACCGTGTAGCTCTCATTGTGTTCTTCTCTATGTACCATCTTCATCCCCTTCCTCAGCCTTGTAAGGCTGCACTAAAACTATTGATTCTTCCCCGAAGTCATCGGGACCGTAAAATACCTTTGCCGTTTCCGTAAAGATGCTGTCGTGAGGATCAACCGATTCCGTATATCTGGCGATTGCCTTATACCAGTCGGGAACTCCGTCGGGCTCGATGTTAGGTTTTTCGAGCGCCTTTGCCCTTGTAATGACCGTGAGGGTGAAAGTCATGGAGTCGCTTGTGTACGCTCTCAGCTCGTGACAGAGGTGTTCTACGGCTTGAATGACGTTAGCCTTGATTACTTTGTCTTTCATTACGCACCTCCGATAAGCCCTGCCTTCTTAAGAAGGTTGTCGATCTGAACGATTGAGTCCTTAACAGGTACCAGCTTGTCATCAATCTGTACGAGTGACTTTGCACCGGATTCCATATTGACTGCGTACTTTGAGTCTGGTGTAAGCTCCTGGAAGGCTCTGACGTATTCGGGATTGATTAAAAGGCGAGCGCCCTTAACTCCGTGTAATTTGATGAACATATCAGCCAACCTCCGAATCGTTATCTCTTTCAACAGCGATCTTAAAATAGTTGTATCTTTTGAGATTGAGTTCCTTTGCAGCTTTCGTAGCATCTTCTCTTGTCCACTCGAAGCTGTACCAATAAGCTGAAATTTTGTGTTCGCTCATTTTGATGCCTACTGTATTGGAATAATCGATCTCGATACAGCTTTCGTAATAAGCGCTGTTAATCTCTTCCTCAGTTAGTTTTTTATAGCTGACAATCCATCCGACAGGTGTTTCAAAAACAACCCATGTCTTTTGTGCTTTTTCTTTCATATCAGATCACCTCCGAGAACTTTTCGAGCCATTCTGCCTGCTTCTCCATGCGCTTAAGGTAAAGTTCGCCACGGAGCTCGGGGCAGTCGTGCTGGATCTTCTGTCTTGATCTTCTGATTGATTCAAATGAGGGAAGTTCGAGCTTTGTGTGATTCCATAAGGCCTGTCCCAGAGTGAGGTTCATGGCCATAGGATTGACTTCCTTGATTACATATCCGATTACCTTAAAATCATCGTCACGAGCTTCAGGAGACCTCGTAAGGATGTCTTTAACTATCTCGTTTAAATCTTTCACTTTTTATCCTCCTTCTTTTCTGTCCACCATTGGCAGTGGAATGTCTTTTTCGTTATCTGTGGCTTCGAGGGAACCTTGAAGCACACACCGTCACCCAAAAAGACTCGTTTCTCTTTGAGCCTGTATGCTGCGCAATTCTCGCAGGTCTTATTCATAAGTGCCTCCGATCACCACGGCTTGTGGTATGTTCTGTCTGCTTGGGGAATGTTTATGACCTCAACATCAGGCCTTGAATACTTGTTGCCGTCATAGGTGAGGTCAGGTCTCTTATAGAGCTTGTCCTGGATAGACTTCTTCTCGGCTTTGAGCTGTCTGATAACGTCGTCCTTCTGCTTGATGTAATCTGCCTGAAGGATCGCATCTGTCAAAAAACCTGCTATGAAGCATCCGATGCCTAAACAAATGGCAGCGATGATAAATCTGATTTCCATAAATAGCTCCTTCCTTAGTCCTGTGGTTTACCAAATGGGAATGTGACCTTGTAAATGGTCTCGTAGTGGCTGTTGTAGTGCTTGACCTTGTTGAGTTCCGGGATATAGATGTCGATGTGCTTCTTCTTAACAGCTGATCCTGTGTCCTCTACTCGGTAGATCCTGCCTCCGACCTCGATGTAATCTCCAAAATGGAAATACTTGGGAACGTCTGCAGCGCACGTTGTGATGTTGCCTTGATGAACTGTTCCGCCTGATGCAGTGACCTTTGAACCTGTCTCTAAGTGCGAATAGGCTGTAATGTAGTAACGGCCTATTGGCTCTACTGCGTAGAAGAGAGCTGACATCTCCATCTCTTCTTCAAGCTCTGATGTGATGGGTTCTTTTACTAACTTGGGATCAATGTCTGGAATGATGCTCGGGAGTGTTCTTATAGGCTCCGGGATAACTTCTTCCTTGACCGCTTTCTCTTCTCTAAAGAAGATGACCAGCAATAAACCAAAAACGATGCAGAGCGCCGAGATATGGAGCAGAAGATCAACTGCTTTGATGATCCGAGGGTTCATTTAAAAGTCGCAACCCAAACCTTCTTCTGTCCGTTCTTCATCGGATTGCTCAGATAGAGGTCATCGCCTACTACATAACCGATCTTCATGCAAATGTGCTCTCTTGAAACTCTGAGCGCCTTCCTTGCGGTATGAAGAGCTTCCAAATACTCGCCAGAAGCAAAAAACTTCTTGTTTCTGTTCTGTGCTGTCTTGCCGATAAATAATACGCAACCTGCCATTGTTTAACCTTCCTTTCTGATCTTGTAGATCTCGTCAAATTGTCCGTGCCATGCGTCAGTCGCTTTCTGAAGATCTCCGTAGTCAATAAGTGGTTTGCTTAATATCCGAACTACGATGTTGGCTGATATGGCCTTTCTCTCTGCTCTTGTGAAGGCTTTGTTACCTGCTAAACAGTCATAGAGCCTTCGCTTTGACATACATCCTGCGTGTGCGAGTTCCGTCACGTTCTCGAAATATCTGTTTAACGACGGATAGAGGTTTCTTCTCACTTCTTCGCCTCCTCGGTTGCTTTATTCGCAACTGTTGAAGGAAAAAAATAGGCAGGAATCTCAGTCGCAGGGATGTTTAAGACGGTGACCGCCTTTTCGATTCTGTCTGCTTTCCAATTTCCGCTTGCGAGCATCCTTGATAATATGGAAGGATCTACACCGATAGCTTCAGCAAAAGCAGCTCTTGTCGTGAACATCTCGTCAATTCGAGCCTTTAACTTCTCCATCTGTTCCTCCTTTCTCGTTGCATTATTTGCAACTGACTAAACGATAACAGATAGTTGCATTTTTTGCAACCGCCAAATTGCATTATTTGCAATTTGTAATATTTCAGTCATATAATGAGGGTGAAGGGAGATTAAAGGGATATGGAAAACATCTATAAAATAAAGGAAAGGCTTAACGAAGCCTTATCAATGAGAGGAATGACAGCTGCAGAGCTGGCAAGCGCAACCGGTCTAAATAAATCATCGGTGTCCAGGTACCTGACAGGCGAAAACATTCCACGATCGAAAGCTATCGGCATGATGGCGCAGGCTCTTAATGTAAGTCCTGCTTGGATATTAGGATATAACGTAACAATAGACGGAAAATCTATGATCGACATAGACTTGAACAACCTATCTGAAGAGAACAAAACAAGATTACAAGCCTATTATCAGGCTCTATTAGATTCACAGAAGGGATAAAGATGGTTACACCTAAATGGGACGGCCAGAGATGGCGCATAAGAGTGATGAAGGAAGGAAGATCACATTCCTTCTCCTCTTCCGTGCCTGGATCAAGAGGTCGTAAGGAAGTAATCAAAAAATACGAGCAGTGGTATTACGATGAGAGCACCGGAGATAAGACGGTCCTTTGCGTTTCTAAAGAATTTCTTCAGGATGTCAAAGCTCGACGTGGCGAGACCTCCGAAGCCTATCGACAGTATGAGCGCTATATAAGGCTCTATATTGCCCCTGTGTGCGCTTCTCGCAAAATGCGTAAAATGACACTCAGAGATTGGCAGAGCGTCATAAACGAAGCCACAGGGCGAAATAAACCCCTTTCCGAGAAGACACTTAAGAATCTCCGTGGAATTATAATGGGAATAATCAAGTTTGGTTATGAAGATTATCAATGCGAGTTGCTTCGTGGCAACCTCTACATCCCTAAAGGACATTCAAGAAAAGAAAAAGAGATCCTGCAGCGTGACGATGTGAAGCGTCTATTGGAGCCCTCCGACCTCTGGTATTATCCCTTGTTCGTTATGGGTTTGCTCACAGGCGCTCGCCCAGGTGAGCTCTTAGGCCTTACTGTCGACGATGTAACTTCCGATCGGATCATCATACGCAGATCCGTGAACGCTTCCGGACAGATTACGGAAGGCAAAACGGTCAACAGTAAAAGAATGATTCCGCTCGGGAACCTCGCACGGTCCGTTATCCAGGATACGATCAAGAGAAACGAACGATATAACCTCCGAACAAAGTGGATCTTCTGCAGTCCGTGTGGCTTAGTTGGTACTCAGTCGACAATGCGTAATCATTGGGAGAAGCTGAAAAAGGAACGCAACCTGCCCGGATCAGTTTATTCCCTCCGACATACTTTTATATCCATGATGAAAAATGTAATGCCTGAACAGATGATTAAAGACATAGTTGGCCATAGTGTCTCCATGACCACTTTCGAGACTTACGGACATATTATGGATGACGATGACCGCAGAGCTGCAGAGATCATCGACTTGGCTTATGGTCAAAATTTTGGGCAAAATAAGTCCACGACCGATGGACTTTGAGCCTTTTTTCAATGAAAAATCCATCAACGGCGCACAAAGTGTGCACCAGTGCACAAAACTAAAGGAGTTCGATTCTCCTCATCTCCACCAAAAGAACCGCTCAACCACAAGGGTTTTGGGCGGTTTTCGTTTTTCTTCGGGCAAATTATGGGCAAAATTACAAAAATAGTATGATCTGAAACTTATGTAAAAAATGTAAAAATAGGCAAAAGAAAAAGCCCCCAGCTTTGAAGCTGAGGGCTTAATCTTTTTCCGAGGAGTTTTAATATGACGAACAGAACTTGTCTGCTTACGCTTTTGTGAGGTACTTGGACAAACAATAACCTGACTTGCCCTTATACGTTGTTCTGGCCCACTGATCGCAACTGCCGATCTTCTGACCTGTTACGAAACCAGAGACCGTGACCTCCGACTTGTTAGGCATCCACACGATGCAGGCTGCCTTTGTATTCGGTGCAGCTCTTAAGGCAAGCGAAGCACCTGTGTTAGTCTTGATCTTATAGGTCTGTATGACAGGCTTGGGAGGTTCAGGCTCCGGATGAGGAAGCGGATCAGGCTCCGGATCTGTCACAACAGGTGTAGGTGACAGATAATATCCGTTTGCATAACCGCTGTTTACCTCTACCCAGGCATCGCAACCTTTGACATCTTCACCTTTGACTACTGTTGAAGATGTGAATGTAGAACCCTTTGCAAGTTCTCCGATCGCATCTGATTTGGTCGTAGGTTCTTTGCGGAGTGTAAGAGGCTGATACTTTGTAGCGACTGTATAAGTGACCTGTGACGGATCGGGAGCAGGTTCTATGGTCTCATAAGGGATATGAATGACCGCATAGATGTTGCCGTTGGTGTTGCTTATGGTATAAGTGCCTTGACCAACCTTATTGCTCTTATTTCCCTCGACAGTCTTATACTTGCCACCAGATATACTGTCGATTCTTCCTACATGAGAACATTTACCAAGTGAGGTATTAAAGAAGATATAATCTCCCGGTTGTCCTTTGGTCTTGTCAATCTCCCACCCTTTAGCCTTGAAGTATTTATACAGATGCGGAGCACCTGCACCTGCATTATCGGCAGGGTTCTTGGGTAAGCCTAACCAAACACGGATTTTATCATAGTCCCAACCGAGAATGTCTTTGATGCCCATTGTGGATTCCCAAAGGGAATACATACAACACCAACCGCATTCGCCGTTCTTCTTGCCGTTAAACCACGGATAAGGGCCGTTCTTGCTCTTGGGAGTGTCCCAGAAAACGCCGTATTTAGTCCTGTTTGAGCCGAGCGGATTTTCCGCAACACCTATTTGGTTTTTACCTATGGCGATGATTCTGGAAACGATAGCACCCATATCATCACACCTCGGGCAAGCCTGCGAGACTTGTCAAAAGCGAAAGCACACCTGCGAGCGCAGATGCACTCAACACAACAAGCCAGTTGACTTCGTTGATAAGTGCCGTTGTGCCGATTGTGGCGATAGCCGTCTGTGCTACTGTCTTAAGTGCTCTGACACCAGCAGCTTTCCACCACTCTGAATTGCCGATTGTAGTCTTGATCTTGTCTGACATGGTTTTACTCTCCTTTACTTGTTTAATAAATATTCGTCGAGTTCTTTGGCTACATCTTTTAGAGCCTCGGCATCGCCATTACCGAGGCTATTTCGAAGCAAGGCTTGTAATGACCGCAATATCATCTTGTTGCCCTTTTCAATCTCCGTGAACTTGTCATCGCCGTCATTAAGCCGTCTTGACAGTTCAGCGATTTCTTTCTTGCGTTCCTCGTCAGCCTTTTCGAGCTTGTCTAATCGTTCGTTCTGCTTCAGCTCGGGTGCTTTCACCCTGCTTACAAGTTTGAACACGATTATCACGACTGTTTCGATTGCGACGATACAACCGCCGATTGTCGTGACAAAGCCTAAAAGCTCATTTACAGTAAACTGAATTGTGTTGTCCATAAGTCCCCCATAAAAAGAAAAGGGCGATTACTCGCCCTCAACTTCAACTTCTCTAAACTGTTCCGTCTGTTCCTCGTAGTAGTCCAAAGCCTCGTCGCTCAAATGATAAGCCGTAATGTCATACGCTCTCAAATCAGCATAGTCTATTGAAAACTCTCCGTGAGCAACACAATTTACGAGTGCGTCAACAATTCTCTTTTCACGCTTTGTCATTTTTCTGTCCTCTCTTTCTGTTCGTATTTTTCACAATTCATTGTTTGATATACACGCAAGCCAACATAATCAGAATAATAGTTGTAACAGACTTGCGTTTCCTTATCGTAATAAGCACAATTTGTGCAATCCATAACTTTTACCTCTTTAGCCTAATACTAAAGCCTGTACGCTTGCAATTTGTTTATCAACATACTCGTTTACAGTTTCCTTAAACGCAACCTCAATATCACCGCTATCAGCATAAACATTATTTACACCGCTTAAAGTGTTTATAGGTGTTCCGTCGGGTAGGTCAATAGGCTCTAAAGGTGTTGCTAACTCGTAACAGATATAAACATCATTATTGTCGAGATAGTCCTTAAATGCGTCAACTGTCGGAAAATCAGTTTTAGATACTTGAAAATACAATGTCCTTGAAGTTCCAAGAACGAATGTATTAAGCCTACTGTCGTTTGTTTGATAAGCCTGTGAGTTAAGTGTTGCAATATTACAAGACTGATTATTTTCGCTCTTTGGTGCGTCAGATGTACTTACATAATACTGTCGTCTAAAAACATTTGTTAAATTGCCCTTGCTAAACAAAGTCCACGCGTTATCGTTTTCAATCTTCAAGTATTTGTATGTAGGCGTAAGCTCCCTATGTCCGTCTTTGTCCTGTTCGACATAACCGCCATAAACAGTTTGACCAAGGTTTATTGTGGTTGTGTTGCCTACAATGCCAAAAGCACTTAAAAGAGCGTTAAACTGTTCTTGCGTTATTGTAGGTGTAATAGGTGTTGCGAGTTCGTAAATCAGATATACTCCATTCATAGCATTTTTAAATGCCGTAGCGTCTGAATATGCGCTATCTCGTGCTATAAACGAGCTTGTATCATAGCCCAAGGAACATATTTTATCTTGTGTGGCGGCTTCCCATTGGTAACGAGCCAATGCGCTTATAGTTTTGTAATTAGGGCATATAATTAAAGGCATATTGCCTTTGCCAGTATTGTTTTTCGCAAGCGGTAAACTTGCGCTAAAAACATTATTGCCCCAAGTATCTGTATAAGTTAAAGAGCCTAAATCTATAAAGCCATAAGTACCAAGTAACAGCCCTCTAAAAAACTCCGCTTTGTCGTCTTGCTGTACAACCTTAACCGCACTAACTCCGCTAATAGCCTTTGGGCTTTGGGGTGTAGGTGTGCCAGCCTCTTGTATAGCGTTAATATAAGCCTTAAAGGACATTGGCTTTGTAAGGCTTGTTTCAAAATTGGCTATCGCACTCTTTGTGGTTGTTTCTGTGGGTAAGACATCATAAACCGCATTTTCGATAGCCTCGTCAACTTGTTCCTCGGTATAAATGCCGTCAAGGTTTGCACTAATGCTCTTATCTTCATCATCAAAGCCGAACTTGACATTGGTTGTGTCCTTGAAGTCAACCGCACCTGTGCTTATGCCGTTGCCTAACTTTTCAACTCCGTTTACCTTGACTGCTCGCCAAGTGTCCGTGTCGGTATCACCGCAAGGGAATAAAACCCAAGCCGAGCCGTCAGATGTGAAACTGTCGCCCACCTTTGCCGTCTGACCTGCGTATGTGCCTGCCGTGATTACCTTGTATGTCCACCCCTCATTTTCAGCACTTGCGGTAGGTAAGGATTCAATCGTACCGCCAACACCCAAAGTGCCTTTGAAAATCATAGGCTCGGGCAAGTCGGCAATCTTTTGGTCAACCTGCTCCTTTGTGTAGGTGTTGCTCTTGTCGGCTTTCGTGTCTGCAACATCATCAACATAAGTCGTGCTCGCCTTTGTATCGACTACACCCGAAAGCGTATCGAGGTCTGTGAGCGTTGCATAGGTGTCGGCAGCTTCGTCTTTTGACAGATAATCGTCCATATCTTCTTCGACAAGTTCCTCTACCTGCCTTGCGAGGTTGTTGATCTCGCTCTGCGATACACCGCCCTGTTCAGGACTAACTTCGCAGTAAAGGTAGAAATTGAGCGAGCCGACTTTCGTGCCGTTTTCGGTGATAGTAACTTCACCGAAGTTAAGACCAGCACAAGCACACATCTGCTCGGTTGTAGCAAACTCGACATAAGACTTACCGCCGTATGTGTTTGCGATGTCCATAGTAACGAGCGTGTTGTCTGCTTTGCGTACTGCGAGGGATAAGACTTCGTTGCCGGTCAGCGTGTAAGCCTGTCTGTTTTCCGTGAGGTTGATGCGCACCTGCCTGCCGTCATCGTACTGCGATGCGTGGAGCATTGGCATCTTGCCGTTGGGGATAAGGTCAACTGTAATTGACTGAATCATATTATTGCCTCCTGTTATTAAAAGATTCCATAAACTTTTTCAACGAAACCGTCACTGCTCTTTCCTGCTATCGCCAACTTGATTAAATCGTTATCAAGGTAGATGTCAAAAGAGATGTAATTTGTTTCGTCTGATAAAAAGAACCTTGTCGGTGTTGCGGTAATCATTTCAACAGGGACAAGCATCGTGGTTCTTGAACCCGTGCTCTTAACCTTGCCGACAATCAAAAGACCTGCAAAGTCCGTTGTAAATGTCCACCAAGCACCGATAGCCGAAAGTGAACCGTCATAAACTTTGTCGAAAGTGTTTGGAGCTTTAAAACGAGTTGCTCTAACGATTCCTGTCGAACCATCAAGATCGATTGTCTGATTACCATTTGAATCGTGTAGAACGATGCCCCCGTCACCGTAGATTTTGACACGGATGTCTCCGTTCTCATCAAAAAGAACAATCTCGCCTCTGTCATGTGAATTGACATAGAGTTGCAATCTCTTGTCCTGCCCGAGAGC